CGCGAAACTCAAGGTTGCCAAGATTATCGTTGGCAGCCGGTGATGCTGAATTGCGATACAACACAACATCAGGTGCTGTATCTAAACCAGCGTCCGTATTCTCAATAATGACCTGATCGGTCGTATCGGTACTAAACAGATGCAGTTGTGCTGCTGCCGTTCCAGTGCCTAGCTGAAACCCAGCCGTCGTAAATTTGGCGACGTAACTGCTGTTTGCAGTAATTGCAATTTCATTGGCAGCACTACGGTAAAAACCACTAGCGCTTGAATCGCTTAAAAAACTAATTGCAGGCGCAGACGCTGTCCCATCAGGAGCTGCTTTATGGATCGTGTCAAATCTGATCTGTTTGTTTTTGGCAGCGCTAGTTGGTTCGCTAGCGTCAACAACAACAAATGTGTCAGCAACGGCTGGCGCGGTTAGCTCCGTCAGCTGTGAAATTTTTCTATCAGCCATTTCAGCAAGCCATCAGGACGCAAGGGACACAGTAGCTCTTGTCGGAATAAGTGACCGACTTAACGGTGCTAGTTACCTTGGCAATCGTCTTGCTACGCACAATGTCATCGTCTTGAGGTTTTGCCGTTCCATCACCGGCTGACATCAGCAAATCACCGCGAGCAACGGTGGTGCCTTCTGCAATGCGAATAACAAAATCACCAGTCATTGCACAATAAAAGTCCTTCGTATACGTCTCGTCGTCATCATCCCAACCTTGGAAAACACCAGAAACATTGACATCACCTTCAACGCTTGAAACCTGCATTCGGTTTAACTGCTCATTGCCTTCACTGCCCCATTCGCACATTTCATCAAGGTTGGTCAACACCGTGCCACGTAAAATTTCAGCACGAGCAGCATTGCCAGGCAACTGCGAATAACGCGAAAGATGTGCGCCGTTGTAACTAACAGTTGTGCCGCTAACCGAAATGCTGCCCTCTATAGTTGTGTTTTGGCGAAAAGCCATTAACACCCCATCGTCATTGTTCCTATTAAGAACGATGCAAGTGCCACCATATTGGCCAATGTTTAACTTACCGCGTTGCGTAATCTGCAGACCTTCAGCGCTTTCAGACGTACTGCCAATTGGGTTGATAGCAGTCTTCCACAGCAACGATGGGCCGCCGTCGTTTGTACTCAGCGCTCCACCAACAATAAATCTGCTAACACCACCGCAAGAAACGCCGATAGTGTCGTTTGAAGGACGGTAAAACCCTGTGTTTTGATTTGGATTTGACGAAAAAGCAATTCCAGGACTGGAAACAGTGCCATCCCCAAGACTGAGAGAACCGTCAAGCCCACGCAAAACGATCCAGTCGGAATCAGCCGCATTCCGAATTTTTAGTTGGGCTGTTGTCGTGTCTGCCCAAAACTGATAAGGCACAGTCGTTGTCGGTGCGTTGGTGCCGCTGTGGTTTGAGAAGACAGCGGCCAACTGATTATTGATGTCCTGCCTTACCGCTGACCCACTGCCGTTTGCAACGTTGCCATCTGCTTGAGCCATGGTAAAGCCTTAAGACTGCTGATTGCCAAATCCTATTGCAGTGTACTGGAAATTTCGAGCGACGACAGTACCCCCGCTAAGGTCAGCGAAATTGTCATCCATGTCGCCGCTAAGATTAGAAGTATTTCTGAACGTAATGGTGAAACCTGTCGCCGTAGGCTCTGAAATGACGTAACGGTCTCCAGGCTCTAAATCAAAAGCAGTAATTCCAACAGTCACCTTTGTATCAGTATCGGTGTAAAACGCATCCGCAAACGTCACCGTCTTACCTGCTGGACTCGTTCCAGAGTTAATTGTTTGGCTGTTTTCGGTGCGGCGCTCAAATTGCACCCTGACGCCTAGCTGATCGACAAGCGGTGTTTGATCAACGTGCTCTGTTGAAAGCACCGCTTTGAATTGAAACGATCGGCCAACGTAAACGTTGTTTTCAAGCGGTATCCATTCCTCAAAAGCAAGATCAGATTGCTGCTCTAAATTTCCACCGTCTTCGTGTTGAATTTTGTCGCCATCTTCGTTGACAATGTCGGACAGAGTGGCAAATCCGTCTGATTTGCGGAAATAAACTTCGACGTTAGTATCGTCAGGAATAATACCGTCAAAATCAGACCATGCATCAATCAACACGGTACGATCATCAATCAAATCGCTAAGGTAAATGCCTCGGGCATTTAAAATACGCTGTAAGCGCACACTGTACTTTGCGCCAAAATCTAACACATGTTGGAAGAAATATTCTCCATTTGTAAATCGTGTTCCAAGCAACGTGTCAAGATTTGCGGTAAATCCATCAAGGCTTGCAATAGAATCAAAGCTTGCATTGCCATCAAAAATTAAACCGTCAAGTGCGTCACTGTAAACAACGTTGACTTTATCTCCTGGGAACTCCCCAGGTGAAGCGTCTTCACGTACCACCTCATAATTAAACCTTGGAATACCTTCAGGAATATTGATGACTGCACTGCCAGCATTCGCACTGCGTTGTTTTTGATCGTTTTCAAATTTGACAAGATACTCACCATTAAGCAGTGGCAGCACAGCCTGCGTGGTTCTAGCCTCAACTTTGCGTAACAACGTACTATTTGGCCACGTTCCAGTGCCATTCGTCTTGCCTGAATGCCTAATAACAGCGACAAAGCTGTCTAGGTTTTGACCGCTTGCCGTTGACGACCATTGCAATACAACTTGGTCCTCGCCTAAAGCTTCAATCGTTACGCCTTCAGGATCTGGCGGAAGATTAACAATAGCTATACCATCAACAGTGTCGCTAGTTCCGGCTACTGGAACAACACGATCTGCTGTCGTAACAGCCGATCTTTTGCGATCTGGTTCAGGACCAATTGCCTGCACTTCTGCATAAAGACGTGTGCCAACTGCCAAATTGCTGTTGACATCAATTGAGTTGTTCTCAGTAAACTGACCAACCCAATTGCCATCACCAATTTTATAGCGAACCCTAAATTCAGAGACTGGACCCGTAAGTCCTCTTGTCCATGAAATTGTGGCGCGGTTTGTCGTATTACGTCCATCAGCAATTTGCTGGAACGTAATTTGTAGATTCTGCGGCGCAGACGGATCAGCGCTCCAAGAAAACAAATCACTAAGTGCTGGATCTCCTGTTTCCTCTTCAACAATTGCATAAATTCCGTCAACATGCTTGACGCCAACAACGCTATAAACACCGCCTTCACCTTCAGCGACTGTTAAACAGCGATACTTGTTTAGAACGTTGCTGTCGTTCCTAATTGCATATAACGCATCGTCTGGTGGATCTTGCGTAAAATCAGAAACCAGCTGAATCCTGCTGCCGCTAACGCTTGAGATGCCTCGTGTTTCTAACGTTCCATCTCTCATCGTTACCGTCAATCTGTTGTTTGACCCAGACGGCAACGTTGCTGTTTGATCAATATCAACAAAGCTTTTGGTTGCTCCAACAATTCGACCAGCCAGACGCACGGCTGATCGCATTTCATCAGACACCTCGAACACTTGACCCGGTAAAACGTTCAAGCCTTCAAGGCCAACAGAAAAAGAAACTGTTTCGTCGTGAAGCTTTTCGGACTCCATGATCCAACGCCCCATGCGCTGCGCTTGATATTTAGACGTGCAACCAAACGCAACAACGCTTTTTTCCTGGATGCCGTATTTCTCAATTAACGCCTTGTCTTCAATAATAATAAAGTTTGGTTTGTAGAAATTTTCTGGATCGTTATACCTGACGCGAACTCTTGTACTCCGTGTTTTCAAAGATGATCCACTGTAAGCAAAGCTGCCATTCACAACATTTGAATTGCTAAAAGCGTGAATGGCTTCAACGTTTTGGTAGCCTAATTCGCCATGATCTGCTGCAATCTGTACGTTGTCTGCTTTCCAAAAAAGCATCCCACGAAAAACGCTCGCCATGTCCTGCAAGACGTTGTAAGCCTCTGCTTGCGAGCCAAGGACAGTATTGATTGCGAACCTCGGTTCCTTGCCTTCAGGCGTGCTGACAGTCTCATTGCAATACTTTGCGATCTCAATTAAATCGACCCAGTTAACATTTGATTCATCAATAAAATCACCACAGCCATACCTTTTGTTGGTAAGCAAATCGTAGAAACAACAAACAGGACATGTTGTGTAGAACCGCCCATCTTTCAAGCTGCCATCAAACGGAACAGTGCTTGTGCTATCACTGTCGCTTGTAGGCAGGCCGCCAAAATACAAACTACCGTCAGCTAAAGGCGTTGCATTTGATGGGATTTTCACCTTCATCCCCCGCACTTCATAAGCCCTAGCAGGCAACGTGTTGTACTCTTCAGAGTCAATGCTTAGATGAACAAGAGCGGTAAACGGATAATTTGTTTTGAACCGTTTGCCGACAATAATGCTTGTCCAGAAAATTGTGTCAGCACGCTTATCTGCCAAAGATGTTTTTTGAGGCAGGTCTTCCAGGTCGGTAAATTTAATCTCAAACGCTCTTTCTTTTTGCTCGTCTGTGTTTCCAAAAGCAAGTTTTTTTACCCTAATTCGATAAGGAGCTTTTCTCTCTCCTTTCTTGTTTTTAAGATTTATTGGTTGCGTCTTGAACTGATACGACGAAGTTGAAATGCCTTTGATAATGTTCCTTTCAATCGCCCCCTCTGCTTTAATGTTGACCTTGTTATAGCTGCCGTCTTTGTCTTGAATGCTTAGCTCTAGTTTTATCCTTGCAAAGAAAAGCTGACCACGCGCCAAACCCTCTGGGGCTACGCAGTAAAGCTTAGGAACAGTGAAAACAAGTTGGACAAAATCAGCGTCAGTATCAGTAATTTCACGCACCACTTGCCCTTCGCCGTAATCCCGTTCTTTGACGCGATTGTTTGCATTTAAGGTCTCGCTGTAGTTTTTGCCAATCTGCTCATTGACATCAATAATTGTCGTTTGAGCATCACTAAGAAGGCTGCTTTCATCAAAAGAACCTTGCTTGCGCACTCCTCTTCTGGTGGCAAAAGAAACGGCTTCTTCTACTTTTTGTTGCTCACGAGTAACCTTGGTTTCATTTAGAAAAACACTATTTCGGCCGCTTACCAATCCATCAATTGGTCCTTCGCATAAGGCGTCGATCAGCTTGAGATTGGTCTTTGAATTAAGAGGCATGATCAGTTCTCATCCAATAACTTGTAACCGTACGCCGTGACTTGAAGCGTTGCTCCAGAGTGAACCTCGGCGTCGATGATCTCAACACGTATTCTAACTTTTTTTCCTTTTTTGACCTTTGGGATTTCTATGCGATGGCCGTATGAAAAATTCTGGCTTTCATTAACAAGGCCCTGAATTGTCGCCCGTGCCGAAGCAACAACAACGTCTTCACCGCTTAGCGTCACCTCAGCCTGTATTTCATAAGTGATAAACCCATCAATTTTTGTTGTGCCAACAGCGCCAACATAATCATAAATTCCATTGTCTACCTTGAACAAAACATCAACCTTTTTTCTTTTATCCGAACTGCTTTTGTACTCAAGGCTGTCGTTGCTGATAGAACTTCCGGCTTCAAGCGTTTTGTTAACCCCAAACGTTGCGTTGTTAATTTTAATTTTCTTGTCTTCATCTGTTGTATTAACCTTAATAACGCCTCGTTTAGTGTCTAAGCCCCCAAGGCTTTCAAGTTCTCTCGTCATCTCTTCGCCGTTTACCTTTAAGGTTTTGCGACTTGCAGCTTGCGTTGCCGTTTGCAACGGATCTGACTCATCACTAACGTCTAAATTTACAGCCACTAAATGACTACCTGTAACAACTTGGCCGTAAATTACTGGAAGCGTCGCGCCCGTTCCAGCAGTGTTTGCCGGTCCGGTAAACGCATAAGACTGAACGCCTGAATTTCCGCGAGTAACGCCATCTGGGCCGGTGCCTCTTACGCTTGTTCCATCACCTTTAATTCTGTTGCCACTTAAATTTGGCAGCTGTGGCTGTGGCGAAATAAGACTTGCCGTTCCAGATAAAATTAAGCTTGCGCCAATAGCACTCAAGCCGGTGCCAATTGCTGTGCCAAGAGCACTGCCTCCAACCAAGCCCGTAATTGAACCGGCAAAGGCTCCACCAAGAATAGAGCTGCCAGAGGCGCTAACACCAAAAAGGCTAGTCGTGCCAAACAATCCAGCGCCAGGCAGCAAAAATGACGCAGCAACCAATCCAACGCCAATCAAAATCTGCGTTGTTGGTCCGCCACCTGAACCTGAAATGACAGGCACAACCAATAACGGCTTGCTGCCAAACGGCAGTTGTAACTCCTCGTATCCCATTGCCGCACCACCTTGGATCACCTTGTATCCAATGCCGTTATGGTGCGCTTCGATTAACTCCTGCTTAAGCGCTGGATAGTTAATGCACAACAGCTTGACTGCATCAGCCGGTGTCTGCAGGTTGTAATACTCGTGCTTGGTGCCGTACCTTTCGCCAAGCTCACCTGCCAGCAAGACAAGTTGCATGACGAAACACAGCCACTAACCTGTCACGATAATACCGTCTGAAGGGCTCAATCGCACTGATGCTATTGATCCGTTGATGCAAAATTCGATCACCAGACAGGTAGATCGCAGCGTGCATTGGTGTTCTAGTGCCAAGACGCATTAGCAAAACGTCGCCTTCCTCTCGTTCGTCTGCCTCTACCCGCTCAAAATCCAGTGCCTTTGCGTGACGCAAAAAGATGCTGTCCGTTGTTTCTAAATTCTTGGGTCGCTCAAAATGTGGCAGCATGACGCCCAAAAAAGCGTAATACTGGCGCAGCACTTCATAGCAATCTTGCTTGCCATAACTCCATTCCTTGCCAATTATGGCTTTATAATCCACCATTCTTTGCTCGGAACAGAGTAGACGTACCATCTGATTTTAGTTTGCATACAGGCCCTATAGTCATAATGACTAATTGGAGTTCCTTGAGGGTGCGAATGCACAATTGCTTCAATCGCTCCTAATGCCATTGCTCGCGCATAATCAACAGGATCAATGACAAAACTATTTTCTGGATCGTCAGCGATGTTCCTGCAAGGAAAATAACTTCCGTTAACGACAAGACCTGCTGCCTCTTTTGGATGCTCAAGCTCAGCGTGCTTAGCTGCTTTAAGCCTGAAGTCTTGCGCCATAAAATCCACCAAAAGGCAATTCATTTTGCTTGCCAAATCTTGCCTGACAGCTAGACAAACGCTTGCCGCAGACATCAGCATTCCGCTTTTCTTGATCCGTTCCAGTAGTTATGGGTTGATCATTGATCGTAAAGCATTGGCCGCCAACATAACCGCATTCTGAACCACGGTATTGCCACGGGCAAAACTCTTCAATTGTGCGCCTAGGAATGCCTACGTTTATCAAATCAAGCTTAGGACTTAACTCAAACTCGACAAATTGCTGGTTTTCAGAAGCAATTCGATCGATGTACCATGTTTCAACAATTTTGGCGTCTGGATCAGCCGTATCGTTAAACGTTTCCATGATAAACGTATCAGCGCCTTGCGTTACAAGGGTGTCGGTTATGTCCGACTCTTCAGAAAAAGAAAACGCTTGTCCATAGTTTGTAGTGTCAATAAATTTAGCAAACGTACGAATCCTTTTGACTTTTGCCGCTAAAGGATTGTATAGCGCAATCAAGTTAGTTATCGCATTGTTGACGTTAGCAATTCGCATTGTCGGTCGCGGTAATGTTCCCTTTGCAGAAAATTCAAAACCGTCAACCTCTACCGGTACTGCGGAATACGTCACGCTATTAAACTTAAGATCCTCAGTTAATCCGTTCTTGCCTGCGTGATAACGCAAAGTGTCGTCAACACCATTTACAGCTTCCGTTAATTCAACCTCAAACAAATCAATAACAGCTGTGGGTGCAAGCTTTAAAAGCTCTTCCGCTAAAGGCTCAAAAGCTTCCCAAGTGACGTCACCGTCAATTAACGTCTGCGTGATCTTGAATGGAAATGCTGGCTCTTCATTGGGAAAATTTGCATAAACATCTGCTGTATCTGATGTCCCGCCAACAATACATTTAAAGGCAAGGGTGTTGCCTTTCGCTGGATTGGCGCGTACAACATCGCCAGCCTCATAAAGCTTTTCCGCTTCCCATTTATGCAGGACGTAGGGATAAGCCATTAGGTCTCAAATACCTGAACAAACGTTGTAGAAATTTCCGCTCGATCAACAAATGGGATTGTTTTCGTCCATTCCGAGCAAACAAACTTGCTGCTTGATGCCTCTCCAGGTGGTGTGTAGTTAAAAGACTCAACGCCGCCTCTTGCGTCGAGAAAAGCTTCAATCGTGTCAGCTTCTGACTCTGACACGCGAAACGTCAAGTTATAGGACTTTGGGTTTTGATTGACACCAAAGGTTGCTCGCTGGCTGTAACCGCTCCCAAACTGAATAGAACGCACTTGCGGAGCGCTCTGCTTTGTCATCCCTGGAGCGGGATCAAAATCAGGAAAAGTGCTACTCATTAGCGTGCAAGCAAGCCTCCAGGTCGCTGTTGCTTAACTATCTCCGACTGTACTGCCGCTCCAATCAACCCGCCAAGCTGTTTACCTGCTGCGCTGTCGCCTGACGCAGAAGTGCCCTTGGCATCAACGTTGACAACGACATTCGCTCCACCACCAAGCTTGTTGTTTGGAACGATGTTGCCAGAGGAGTTAGGAACAAAAAGCTCAGGGCCTTTTTCGCCAACCATATAAGGCTTGCCGCCTGTAACAGGACCACCAGCGGCCCTGCCTGGGAAAAATGCTGAAAGTCCAGGAATGCCGCCTAAAGCAGTGTTTACGCCAAACTGCAGCAAGATATTGGCGACTTGTCGCAAGACCTGAGACGCCACGTCAGCAAGCGATTTCGTGCCTTCAACAGCTGCGCTTAGTGCGTCAACAATGCCTGTTGAAATGCTTTGACCAATCGCAGCGTACATAGATTCTAATTCTTCTAAAGCGCTTACCTGCTCCTTAAGAACTTGATTTCCTCTCAAAGTTGCTTCAACCTGCTCTCTCGTCAGACTTGTGTTTGCTTCAAGTATTTTTTCAATTTGTTGGTCTAATTGCACTTCTTCAAGCCTTCCGTCGAGCCTAGCTTGAAGCAGAGCGCCTTCGTCTTGCAAGCTTTTTAACTTTGCCGCTGCAGACTTTTCGTCCTCAACGTTTGATCGAGTTAAGCTTTGGTCTACTTTTGCAATGCTTCGCTTCGCATTAAGAGTTGCAAGTGCAATTGCGAGTGCCTCTCGAACTGGTCCTAAACCCTCTGCTCTAAGGTCGGCAATCTTTGTTTCCAACTCTGCCTGAACTCTTTGCTTCTCCAAAGAAGCTTCTAAAACGCGGTCTTCCTCTAGTCTTGCTTGAAAAAGTTTTTCGTCTAATACAAGCAGCTCTTCGCCTAGTTTTAATTGATTTTCTAATTTTGAAATTTTGCGCTGCTCACGCTCAGCGGCCTTTGCAAGACGTTCAGCCGCTTTTGCCTGATTTTTAAGTAGTCGAGTCGTTTTTTCTGCCGCCTGTGTTTTTGCTCGCTCAACATCAACGCCTAGCTGAGCAAGATCAGCTTTAAGTTTAAGTGCAACGTTTTCTTTTTCAGCGTCAATTCTTTGCTGCTCTCTCTCGTCGCCAATTTTTGTAAAACTTTCAACGTTTAATTTTGCTGTTTTTGCAGCTGCCTCTCTAATCAACTCCTCTTCTTTTAGTAAAACAACATTTTTGTTTGTCAAATCATTTCCTAGCTCTATAAGTTTTATTTTATTTTTTAAAGAAGTATTTTGATCATCAATTGAGCTTAACTGATCTTGACTAACAAGCTCGGCTGCAGCGTCACGGGCACCTGCGTCCACTCGTCCTTGGTCTCTCTTTGGTCTTTGACCTTCAATCTGTCGAACCAAATTAAACACACCAAGCGCTTGCCCAGCAGGACCAAGCCCAATTGACTGCCTGACAAGACCTTTAGCAACGTCCCCAATAAAAGGAATTGCTTTGCTAAGCCCCTTCGCCGCAACGCCAGCGACTTGCGCTAACAAAATAAAAACAGGGGCCAACTCTGTTTGCAAAACAGCTGTAAGATTACCCGCTTCGGTATTTGCAAATTCGTTTGCTGACTTAAGTTCCTGTAAAGCTGCAACCCCCTCATCTCCATACAAATCAGTTAATTGTTTTTGAACTAACTCATAAGCCAAAACCGCTTGACCTGAGTCTTCAAGCGATTGAATGTATTCAATGTTTGAATTTTTAACTTGGATCCCAACATCTCGCAAGGCTTCTAACGTAGACACCGTTCCGCCAAGCGAGCTTGCAACAGAACTTGCTGAGTCCTTTAAATCGGTAAACGCGCTATCAACTATTTGACCGATTGATGAGAATAAAATCTGCAGACCAAAACCATCTTTACCCCGACCAGCGACTGCACCTAACGCTCCACCCGCAACGGCTCCTACCCCACCGCCAAAAAGCAAGGGAAAACCAACACCAAGAGCAAGGTTTTCTTTAAATTTTGCGTTTTCTCTTGCTAGTTTTTGCTCAACCTTCGCTACGTCCTGAGCGGCCTTAATTCTGCTAGTTCGCTCAATTTGAAGAAGCCTTTGTTTTATGCGTTGTGTATTTTTGGCTTTTGCTACGCGCAAGCGCTCTTCTTCTTCTACGGCTTTCTTGACAAAATTTAGTCTTTCTTGCTCAACACGAAGGTTTTCACGTTTTTGACGGTCAAGCGCACCTTTGCTCGCCCCGCCAGAAGCTCCAAATGGATTTGAAATTTTTTCAATACGCTGCTCTAAATCTTTAAGCTCTTTATCTATTACTTTTACACGCAGCTCGATCTCGCTCTGATAAGCCACGACCGTCCGCAAAAACTGATCACATTCTACCTGCGACGGCGAGCTTTACGCATTTCCTCCTCTTGATCCTCGTTCAAAATTTTAAAATACGCGCTCCAACCCAATAGTTCTTCTGCTGTCATCGTTGACCGTAGCTTCGACAAGCTCATGCCAAGTTCTTTGGCAACGCCAAACTGCAGCATGAGCCAATTGTCTTTCCGAAGCTCGGCTCCTAAGATTTTGGGTCGATTGCCTCTTCTTCGTCGTCAGTCAAAATAGCCAGCATCAAAGCCTGCAAATCCTTGTCCTTGACCTCGTTTTTAAGAACATCAATCTCACCAGCAATGAACAATGCTTCTCCAACCTCGTCCTGAGCTTTACTGATCAACAACTGCAGCGCAAACGCATTGGCATCATCCGATCCAGCGCGTTTTTGGGCACGCTCACGTTCTGCCATCGTCAATGGCGTCACCCACATCTCAAACTTAGTTTCGTCTGAAAGCGTAACTACTTTCTTTGTTGCTTCTAAGTTTGCAGCTTTTTTAAGACGATCAATGGCGCGTGATGCCATGAGTTACAACTGATTGTTTTACTAGAGTAGCATTAAAAAGACCCCCGACAATGCCAGGGGTCTCTTTATCGTCAATCGACTATCAGCTCTTAGCGAAGTCGAAAGAAGGTGCTGTTGTTGGACGGAAGTTAATC